CATAAATGACCTGAAACAGTCGCTCGCCCTCGATGTAGACCTCGGTCTTTTGGTACGGCAGCCCGAGCTCCTTGAGTTTGTTCTGGACCGCTGCCTCCGCTGCCGGGTCTTTCCGGTCTGTGTACAGCTCGATCTGGATGTTAGTCACTCCGACGTAGTTGATATTGTCGGCCATCACGTCCGAGCTGTACGCTTCTCGGTACGTGATAAACGGCGGCGCAGGTGCAGGGCTCTGCGGTGTATCGACAAAATGAGAGTAGGCGACCGGATACCCGATCGCCTTCAACGCTTGATTCAGTTCCACCAGAGTCATCGATCACCCTCCGTTCCGGATGATCGCGCGGACGCGCTCCTGAAATGCCGCGATCTCTTTGTCAGCCGTTGGGCGGATGTGCGGCCGTTCGGATACGCGACCGCCGCCGCGCTTCGCGTGACCGAATTCGAGAAGGTGCGCAAGCCACGGCTTCTTACGGTTGTAGATGACGTATCGCACCTCATCGCCCCTGCCAGTCTTCTTCCGCGCCCAGCCTTTCGCATACTCGCCGGTGCGTCGCGGAGACTTCGCGCGGATTTCCTTGACCAGACGTTGGCTTGCCTGATTCGCTTCCTCGATGATCGCGTCCGTCACGTCCTCGGTGTACTCCTTGACCGCGAGCGTGATTTCAGCGGCCAGATTGTCGATTGAGACATTAGCCATGCCCCGTCACCCTCTCTACAGTCAATTCGATTTCCTCCGTGCCTGTCTGGTACGTGCGAATCACGTTGTACCGTTTACCCTCAAACTCGACAATCCGTTCGCCGCCGTACTCGTAGGCATGGATGACAAACATAAGTTCCGGACGCAATCCGGCAGCGGCACCACTATAAAATTCATTACGGCCCGCTGATAGCTTTGCGCACAAGATTTTCGTTCGCGTCTCGACAGGCTTTTGATTGCCGATCTCGTCCTCGACAATCATCTCGCCGATCAGCGTCAGCTCGTGATCATACGTTGCCATCGCTACCACCGCCCGCCGAGATGATCAAGTTGTGGAGCCGGTACTGCAGATGCCGCGGCATCGCGCCGGATTCGTCGCGGGACTGGTAGCGCCATGTGGCGTAATCCACGACAAACATCAGGTGATGCGCGTCGTCGGCGTGCAGCGCGATACCCTTTTCCTTCGTCAGCTCATCAATCACACCGGAAATGATGGCGGCCAGGTATGTGTCCCTGACCGCCGTCGTGATTCCGAGTCGCGCCTTGACCAGCGAGAGGATCAGCGTCTTGTCCATGCGGATCACCCGCTATCTTTGGGCTTGCGCTTCGGTTTCTCCGGTTTATCCCCACCTTCTTCAACCGCAACATATCCCAGCGACTGCAACTCTTCCGTGCGGTCTCCATCGTATTCGTCACCAGCACGATAAACGCGCTTCGTGACCTTGCACCGAAAATCTTTCAGCACCTTTGCCATCGATTACACCTCCGGCACCGGATCGGTGATCGTCACCAGCGCGAACGCCTCCGGCCGAACCGGCTTGCCGTCGAAGCGACCTTTGCCACGGAATGCCATCTGATCCTCGACAAACTTCACGTGTTCGCTACGGTCGATGCTGATGTCTTCGCGGATGACCATCGTGTACTGATCCAGCACACCGAACAGCACTTTGTCCACGTCCATGTTCTGGTTGAACACGACCGGGATGCCGCACAGGTCAGGCTGTGTCAGGTTCGGCAGCTTTCCGACGACGTTTCCTTCGCTGTTGACGTTGATCGTGTACTCCAGCAATCGGTTGTAGTACGTCTGCCGCTTCATGACGGCCACGACTTCGCCCACGCTGTCGTCACCGGTGTCAATAAGCCCAACATTCTTGAGCAGGTTCACCAGCAACTTGTCGTCTGCCGTGACCGTCTTCTGGTTGTCGCTCGGGATCGCGGGAATAATACCGGCCGGTTGTTTGTTCGCACTGCCGGTACCTTTGAGAATTGCCAGATCCAGCGCCTTTGCAAGCGCACGGGCAATCTTCCGAACGACGTAATCATCGAGATTAATAATGCTGTCCTGCAGCAAATAAT